CGCAGACACCACCGCCCTGACCGCAGAGTCTGTGCTGGCTGTCTTTGATAAGCTCATGCTGAACATGGACAACGCCAGAGTGCCTGCAAACGGCAGAATCCTCTACTGCACTTATGAGGTCAAGACCCTCCTGAAGGAGGCACAGGGCCTGACCCGGAGCTTTGACGTGCAGGCTGGCGGCTCCAACATCGACCGGACCGTATCTCGCATTGACGAGGTCGAGGTGGTGGGCGTTCCCGCAACTCTGCTGCGGACCAAGTACGATTTCACTACCGGCTGGGTACCCGCCGAGGATGCCGCCCAGATCAACATGTTCCTGGTGCATCCCACCGCGGTCATTACCCCCGTATCCTATCAGTTCTCCCAGCTGGATCCCCCTTCCGCTGTCACTGAGGGCAAGTACATCTACTTCGAGGAGTCCTTCGAGGACGTGTTCATCCTGAACAAGAAGGCGGACGCTCTCCAGTACAACATCTCCAGCACCACCCCCGTGGCGTAAGGAGGCAGGCGGACGATGAATGTAGTGATTCTCCAGGCATTCCGCGATAAGAACACACAGCGGGTCTATCAGCCGGGTGAGGCCGTGAGCCTCACCAAGCGCCGCTATGCCGAGATCGTGAAGACCCTGGGAGATGGCTTCATCGCCGAGGCAGCGCCCAAGCAGACGGACCCAGAGCCCGCTGAGTAGGAGGTATTCTCATGACCTATCTGACACCTGACCAATACATCGCCTACGGCGGGCAACTCTCCGCCACTGCATTCACCCCGCTGGAGCTCAAGAGCCGTAAGCGCATTGACAAGCTTACAGATTGTCGGGTGCAGCCTATGGCGGAGGCTGGGAATGTGCCGGAGGCGGTACAGCTGTGCATGATGGCGCTCATCGACATGGAGAGCAAGGCGGGCATTGCCGCCCAGGCTACCACGCCCAGCCCCACGTCCTTCTCCACGGACGGCTACACCGAGAGCTACGGCAATATGCCGGATGCGGCGGCAGCAGATGCTCAGATGGATCGGCTGGTAAAGGAGTACCTGTACGGGGAAAAGGACGATCATGGGGTGCCGCTTCTTTATCGGGGGGTGCGCTGATGCAGCTGTGCAATGAGACGATCACCGTATTCAATGCTAAGTACGACGATGCTACCGGATATGACGTGTATATTCCTACCGTCATATCCGGGGTATCCTGGTATTTCAGCGCAGTTACTACCGTGGGGAGCGACGGCCTACAGGCATCGGACCAGTACACTGTGCGTATCCCGGCAGATGCGGACTTTTCCGGACGAAGCTACGTTTCGCCCCTGGAGTTTGCCAAGGCCGAGGACAGTGGAGCAGTGTTTACCCTGCGGGCTGGGGATATCATCGTACATGCAGCGGTCTCTGAGAGCGGCCTGAGGCCTAAGGACCTACAGACCAGGTATCCGGAGATGATGACGGTTCTGGCCATCACAGACAACCGCAGAGCGCCCCACGGGGGCCATTGGAAGGTGGTAGGAAAGTGATCATCCACGCATCCTTTGACTGGAATGGGGAATCGGACCTGCTGAAGCGCTGTCACCTGGAGAAGGGCGGGCTTGTACAGAAATCCATCGATAAATCCGTGATCGAATACGACATGAAGTACTGCCCAACGCACACTGGCAAGCTGGCCGAAAGTGCCTATGTCGCTACTGTGATCGGCAGCGGTATGGTGGTGTATCCCGGACCATATGCACACTACATGTACTATGAGGAGATCTATGGACCGAATATCCCGGTATTTGAAGACAACACCGGAGAACCCACCACCTTTTTCTCCCCACCGGGGCAGAAGAAGGAACGAACAGGACGACCACTCCAGTACAGCACTGACGACTGTGCTTTAGCCGGGGGCCGTTGGTTCGAGCGCATGGTGGCAGACCACCGAGACGACATCATAAGGGAGGCGAAATCAGTTGCAGGACCTAAATAACACAGAGCAGCTGCGGGAATGGTTCCGGACCTGTCCGGCGCTCCAGCGTGGCAGCCGATTCCGGGTGGACTATCTGGCGGAGGGTCCCACTGAGTACGCCATCTATGCGGTGCCGTCCACGCTCATCTATCACGAAAATATCTGGGGTGAGGAGATCCTGGCCGATATCCAGACCCAGAATTACATTTTTGCATCCAAGGAGACCTACGGCGCTGACATTCAGCAGAACCTGGCGAATCTGGGCTTCTATGATGCCGTCATCGCCTGGATCCTGGAGCAGAATGCAGCACGGAACTTCCCGGAGATATCCGGGGGCCGTGTGAAGTCCATCGTGCCGACCCTGACCGCCTATCCGGCGCAGATCGGCAGCAATGCGGCGAAATATCAGATCCAACTTAAAATGACTTACAGGAGGTTATAGTATGGCAAAAATCGAAAGAAAGTACCTGGCCCACTACCTGGATGCCAGTTTCGGCGGCGAGACCGTCAACTATGTGCGTCTGGGCAAGGACCTGGAGGAGTACAACGAGGAGCTCAACCCCGATGTGGAGATCACCCGAAACATCCTGGGAGAGCAGAACGTCAACCACAACGGCTATGAGGTCCAGTCTGAGGTGGACCCCTTCTATGCCTATGCAGACGACCCGCTGTATGAGCAGCTGGAGACCATCGCAAACGAGCGCCTGACCGGCGACGACTGCAAGACTACCAAGGTAGACGTGCTCCTGAACTCCGACGGCACCGTGAAATGGGCCTATCGGGAGGATGTGTATGTGGTCCCCAACTCTGTGGGCGGCGACACCGGCGGACTTCAGATCCCCTTCACCGTGTACAATGCGGGCAACCGTACCAAGGGTTCCTGGGACATCAAGACCAAGACCTTCACCGCATCTGCGGATGCGGGCTGATAGTAACTGAATCTGTGTATCCGGCCTGAGTGCCTGATATAAAGCCTTTGAGGGCGTGGGTTTCCTTATTTCCCACGCCCTCAAAAAATAAGGAGGGCAAAAAATATGGCAGAAACTACAAAGAAAATCATGACTGAGATCGTCATTGACGACGGCAGCGTAAAGGTACCGATTCGGAACCACCACGGGGATGAGATCGGCATGTTCTACTTCCGGCCCACCGATGTGGGCATTATCGACCGATACAATCAGGTGGTGGGAGACTTCGACAAGATCACCGAGCCCTTGCAGCATGTCAGCATCAAGGCTGACGGCACCGCGGCGGACGATGCGACTGACGACGATTCCGCAGCCCTGAAGGAGGCCACAGATCGGCTGTATCGGGCCTGTGATTACCTGTTCGGAGGGAACATGTCTGAGGCGTTCTTCGGGCAGATGAATCCCTTCTCTCCTGTAGACGGACATTTCTTCTGCGAAAACGCCATTGACGCGGTGGGCAAGTTCATCTCTGCACAGTTCGACACGGAGCAGGCCAAGGTCCAGCGCCAGGTGGCAAAGTACACCCACGGCTATGCGGCCCGTACCGGCAAGCATAAGGATGGCAAGAAGTGATTGGACAGCTTCCCAGGAGCCTGACGGTAGCCGGGGAGGACTACAGCATCCGCACGGACTTCCGGGATGTGCTTCGCATACTGGCGGCGTATAACGACCCGGAACTGATGCCCCAGGTACAGGTCTATGTGTGCCTGACGGTGCTCTATGAGGACTTCGAGGACATCCCTGAGGATGCCTATGAGGAGGCTTACCGGGCAGCTATCCGCTTCATCGACTGCGGCACAGAGCCCAGTGATAGGAAGTCTCCACGGACCATGGATTGGGAGCAGGATGAGCGTATCCTGTTCCCCGCCATAAATCATGTGGCTGGCTTTGAGGTGCGCTCTGTGGAATATCTCCATTGGTGGACCTTTATGGGCTACTTCATGGAGATCCAAGATGGGGTATTTGCCCAGGTCCTGAACCTCCGGCACAAAAAGGCCAAGGGGAAGAAGCTGGAGAAGTGGGAGCAGGAGTTCTGGAGGGCCAACAAGGATATTTGCGTCCTGAAGACCCGGCTGACCGAGGAGGAGCAGGAAGAAAAGAACAAACTCGAAGCGCTGCTGGACTAAGGAATAAAGGGGTGACAAAATGGGCGGAACAGATGGAGAGATCAGGATCAAAACCGAACTCGATAACGCAGGCTTTCAAAAGGACAGCAAAGAACTGGAAAGAGCCATTAAGTCGTTAAACACCAAGGTGGAGAACCTGAGACCGACCTTGACTAAGGCCATCTCCGGAAGCGCCAATTCCATGACCACCTTCCAGAGTAAGGCAAAGGCATTGGAGTCCACCATATCCGAGATCGAGCAGAAAATGAAGCAGCTGGGTGCGCGAGCGGTGCCGACCGACAGCTACACAGACATCGCGGCTGGAGTAGATAAGGCAGGCCAGAAGCTGGAGGCACTGCTGAATAAGCAGGATCGTTGGACCGCTATCGGGAAAAGCCAGAACGGCGACGGCTGGAAGGCCCTACAATATGACCTGGAACAGGCAAGCCAGGAATATGATCGGCTGCTTGCGAAAAGAGAGGAAATGGAGAATAGCGGGGAGGCGTATCAATCCGGGGTAGATACCGCCGAATACGCAGAGCTCTCCGACCGATTGTCCGAGGCAAAGGACAAGCTCTCTGAGCTGAAAGCCAAAATAGATGAGACGAATGGAGACACTGTAGCACCCCAGGTGGATTCCAGTCAGGTGGACAGCGCAGAGGGCAAGGTCTCCGAACTGAAATCCGAGATAGACCAGGTAAATGCAGACACTGTAACGCCCCAGGTGAATGATGCGCAGACGGGGAATGTGATCCAGGAGCTCTTACAGCTCCGCAGAGAAGCCCAGAACACCTCCAGCGCTGGTAGCGGGATCAAGAGTGCATTTTCTACCGCATTCAGCGCTGTAAAATCCGCGGCATCCTCGGCGACATCTAGTCTGGGGCAGATGGAATCCGGCGTGAAAAAAATCGGATCTGGCCTGAAAAGCGTAGCATCTAAAGCCGCTAGAGCGGCGGCATTCCTTCTAGGATTGAAAAAAAGCTCTGACTCCACCAAGAGCAGCTTTGCAGGGGGCCTGAAGACCCTGCTGAAATACGGCCTGGGCATTCGCTCTCTGTACGTGCTGACGAATAAACTCCGCAGCGCATTGACAGAGGGCTTCCAGAACCTGGCCCAGTATTCCAGCAGCACGAATGCCGCTATCTCCTCTGTGTCGTCGGCCCTGGCTACACTGAAGAATAGCCTGGCGACAGCGTTTAATCCGATTCTGACTGTAGTTGCGCCAATCATAACTACGTTTATCAACCTCCTTTCCACTGCCGTAACTTACATTGGAATGTTTTTTGCGGCGCTGAGTGGCGGAACGTCATTTACAAAAGCCCTTGCAGTGCAGAAGGATTATGCTGCATCACTTAGCAACACCGCAGATGCGGCCAGCGCCGCAGGCAGTGCAGCAGCAGAGGCCAAGAAAGAACTCTACTCCTTCGATGACTTGAATGTGATATCTGACGATTCCAGCGGCAGTAGTGGCGGCGGAGGTGGCGGAGGTGGCAGTGGGACAGGGACCGACACGGGCAACATGTTCGAGGAAGTCCAGATCCCGGACAGCCTCTTGGAGATGGCGAACAAGGTAAAGGACGCACTCTCTGACATATGGGATGTCTTTAAGCAGGGCTGGGCGCTGAAGGGTGCGGATACAGTAGAATCCGCAAAGAACGCGCTGAACAGTATTGTAGGCGTGATCGGCTCTATCGGGTCAGCCTTTTCCACCGCATGGACCGGCGGCGCGGGCCTGGAAGTCGTAACATCTCTGCTCAATACATTCATAAACATCAATAACCTAATTGCGACAATCGGCGATTCTTTCAGCCGGGTATTTAGCAACGGGGTTGGTGTTTCAATCTGGGAAAATATCCTCGGCATCATCAAAGGCGTTTCCGACACCATAGGCAATCTGGCCCTTCAAATCCAGACAGCCTGGAATACGGCAGGGCTGGGTGACAGCATCTGGTCTGGGATATTAAACATCGTGGATAATGTCCTGACCACGGTAAACAACATCACGAACTCTGCGGCGCAATGGGCCTCGAAACTGGATTTCACACCGCTTCTAACATCAGTCAGCGGATTGCTGGCTGCCCTGGAGCCACTGAGCGCAGATGTAGGCTCTGGCCTGGAATACCTGTGGAACAATGTCCTGCTGCCGATTGCCGGGTGGGCCATCGAAGATGGCTTACCTACCTTCCTGGACACTCTGAGTGCCGCGGTGACACTCCTCAAAACAGCACTCGAAAAGCTCCAGCCTGCGGCGCAATGGATCATGGATAATGTCCTGACACCCCTTGCGAACTTTGCATGGAACACTATATCCAGCGGGCTGGAAACGATCCAGAGTGTACTGCAAAAGCTCAATGATCTCCTGGAAGGGAACACAACTTTTTCTGACTTCATAGACGGGCTGTCTCCTTGGGAAACAGTCCTAACCTCACTCGCTATTGCAGTTGGTGTGGTGACCGCTGCTGTAGCGGCCTGGACGATTGCCACGGCGGCTTTCAATGTCGTGGGAGCCGTATGCGCTGGTGTAATTGCGGCGCTGACATCCCCCATCGGGATTGCCGTCGGGGTGATAACGGCTCTTGTGGCTGGGTTCATCCTTCTGTATCAGCACTGCGACACATTCCGGGAAGCTATAGATAACCTGATCGAAAAAGCCAAGGAACTCCTTCCGGGGATCAAACAGGGAATTGAGGAGGGCTGGGAGACATTCACCAGCTGGCTCAGTGGACTGTGGCAAAAGATCGTAGACGGGTTCTGCAACTTCTTCGGCATCCATTCCCCGTCCACCGTAATGGCGGACCAGGGAGGTTACCTGACCGAGGGCCTTTTTAACGGCATCAGCAACACCTGGAGCACCATTACCGACTTCTTCAGCACGGCGGTCAGTGGGATCACAGACACTCTGAGCACTGCCTGGGAGACCATCAAATCTACCGCTTCGGAGAAGTGGAGCAGCATCAAGGACGGCATTTCCGAGAAGTGGGATGCTCTCAAATCGAGTGCCACGGAGACCTTCGAGAGCATCAAATCTGGAATTTCTGAGAAGTGGGAGACCATCAAATCCAATGCTTCTGAGACCTGGGAGAGCGTCAAGTCTACCATCTCGGAGAAATGGGATGCCATCAAATCCAACGTGTCGGAGACACTGGATACGGTCAAATCTACAGTTTCGGATGCTTGGGACAACGTAAAAACGAGCGTTTCCACAAAGCTCTCCGCGGCCAAAGATAAGGCGAGCAGCTTATGGGACTCCATAAAATCCAAGGCATCCACAGTCAGCAACACCGTTAAATCCGCGGCCTCTACAGCTTGGGGCAATGTCAAAGATAGCATTTCCACAAAGTTGTCCGGCGCCAAAAGCGCAGCTACCACGGCCTGGAACTCCATTAAATCCACAGCGACTACCACGGGATCCAATGTGGCAAGTTCTGTTTCCACCTCATGGACCACGGTCAAGAAAAGCATCTCCGATAACCTGGACGCAGCGAAATCCAATGCCTCTACTGCCTGGGGCGCGATCCAATCCACTGCCTCTGCCAAGCTCTCTGAGACCAAAAGCGCGATCTCCACGACCTTCGATAGTATTAAGGACACTGTTTCCACCAAGGCCGATGCGATTAAAGCTGCGGCATCTACAGGCTTTAGCAACATCAAAAATGCCATGACCGATAGGATGTCCACAGCTATGAGCGATATCAAATCCATGGACTGGAAGAGCATCGGCACTAACATCTGCTCCGGTATCTCCAATGGTATCGCGGCAGGCTGGAACTGGGTGGTTGGCAAGGCAAAATCCATCGCTCAAGCAGCACTATCAGCCGCTAAGAGCGCCCTGGACATCAATTCTCCATCCAGAAAGTTTCGGGATGAAGTTGGCTATATGGCAGGTCTCGGTATGGCGATTGGCTTTGAAAACTCCATGCCGGAGGTCATGGACACCGTCAGCACTGTGGCGGATCAGGTGGCGCAGGAAGCAGCAAACTCCGAGGCTACCATTCCCATTACCGCCTCGGCTACGGATGGCCTGGATGAGGCTCTGGGCAGCTTCTCGGACCGGGTGGCGGACAGCTTCTCTACTCTGATGAATCGGTTATCTGCCATTGCAGAGCGGGTCACCTTTACAGTGCCCGCCATCGCGACCGGCACTGTTGCACCGCAGGGGGTCCAGCTGACAGCGGCGAGGAGCGCTACACAGGACCAGAGCGGCGTAGACGAAAACCGTATGCGGCAAATCATCCGTGAGGAACTATCCCAGCGGTCCTCCGGTGGGAACGACAACCATACCTGGGTCCTGGAGGGCAGCATGGCTGCTCTTGCCAGGGTCATGCGGGTATATCTCGAAAAAGAAGGCCAGCGGCAGACGGTCTCGCTGGTGGAAGGAGGTTAAACCGTGCCCGATATGAGCAGCATCTTTACGATAGACGGAGTGGGATACCGGGTGCAGCTGCCTGAGGAAGGGCTGAAACGCAGTGGGGCTGTCTATGACGGCTCCAATGCGGGGCGGCTCCAGTCTGGATCCACGGTTTTTGATACTGTCGGCACCTATTTTAACTACACCATCGGCCCAATCACTCCGGACCCGGAGCACCGAGAAGACTATGACAAGCTCTATGAGGTGGTCATGTCCCCCTCAAAGCGGGAGCATACCGTGGTCATGCCCTTTGGGCAGAGCACCATCTCCTTCCGGGCTTATGTTGCCAACGGCGAAGACACTCTAAAAAGGCGGAAGAATGGCGTAAACTACTGGACCGGGCTGGAGATCCAGTGCACCGCAGTATCACCGTATCTTTACCCCTAAGGAGGTGGCACTATGGCAGGAATAAAGCTGGTCTATCAGGATGTGGCCCCCGGCGCAGCAGAGGGCTCCATGGTATCCCAGGAGGACCGGCAGGACTTTTGTGAGCCCGAAGAAATACTACAGGACGATGTGCCAGCTCTGAATGTTGCGACCCTGGAGGAGGACTTCTGGGCCTTGGATGGCAGCTTTGACATCTTCCCAGATGACCCATCCGAGCGACTTTGGGGCCTCTGGTCCAAAAGCATGTCTGAGGAGGACGGCAGATTCTCCACGCCTCCAGTGCTGGTGCTCTCCCTGGACGATCTATATTCCAGTGTGGGCATTACGCTGGATTTTGCCCAGGAGGGGCTGTCCTGGTGCAACGATCTGGAGATTAGCTGGTACAGGGGCGGCACGGTCATCGACAGCCAGGAGTTTTTCCCCGACGCGAATCACTATATATGCGCCAATGAAGTACGCAATTACAATGGACTACGGATCAAATTTATCAGCATGACAGCCCCATACAGATATTTAAAACTCACTCGATTGATTTACGGTGTTACTCGGGAGTTTGACAATGATGAGCGATACAGCCTGAACTTTTATCAGGCGGCATCGCCAATCTCAGAGACGATCGAGGTCAACACTATGGAGGCTTCCCTCCGGAATAAAAGCGCGATCCCCTTCATGTTCCAGCGGAAACAGCCTATTCAGATTCTGGACGGGGAGGAGCTGCTGGGGGTCTACTATATCGACTCCTCCAACCGAACAGGCCCCAACGCCTATAGCCTGGAGTGCTCTGACCGGTTTATGCTGCTTCAGGAAATGGCGGACCATAAGGGCGGGGTATACGACGGCATCCTGGCCCCGGAGCTGCTGGATGATGTACTGGGCGGACTGCCCTACGAACTGGACAGCTGTTATAGCACTGCGCAGCTCTATGGCTATCTGCCCGCAGCGTCCCGCATGGACAACCTGGCACAGATCGCCTTTGCCCTGGGTGCGGTGGTGGACACCTCCAGGAGCGACAGTATCCGCATCTTTGCACCTCAGGACGGAGACCCGGTGGAGGTCTACGACGAAAACCACCGGTACAGCAGCGGATCCAGCATTACCCGCAGATCTCTGGTGACGGAGGTCCAGGTGACAGCCCACAGCTATGCGGTGGGCACGGAGACTACGCAGCTATATAATGCTGCCGTCTCCGGCACGGCGCAAATCGCATTCGCTGATCCTGTTTGTGCCCTGTCGATCACCGGCGGGACCATACAGTTCTGGGGCTGCAATTGGGCCGAGATTACCGGCACGGGGGAGACGGTCACGCTGACCGGTGCAAAATACACCCACACCACGGCGGTCACTACCGTAAAAAATCCAATCATCGGTGCCTCGGATGCGGAAAAGGTCATTGCCGTTAAAGACTGCACTTTAATAGGCCCCTACAACGTAGATGCCGTAGCCCAGAGGGTCTATGACTATTACCAGCGGCGGGATACGATCTCGGTCAAGGTGCTGCCAGGTGCGGCAAAGCCCGGAGACCGAGTAGAGGTAGATACAGACTTTGACGGCACCCGGGCCGGTACTGTGGTGTCCCTGGACTGGACGGGCAGTAATCTGCTGGCAGCTCAGGCGGAGATTATTCTGGAGGAGGAATAAAAAATGTCAGCATACGCGACATGTGCAACGGCAGCGGCTACACAGGCAAAGGAAGCGACTGTTGTGTCAGGCTCTTTTACTCTGACGACCGGAGCCGATGTCATAATAAAATTCACTAATGCGCAGACTTACAACGGCCAACCGACGCTGAACGTAGGTGGAACCGGCGCAAAGAACATCTGCCGAAATGGCACTTCCGCCGGAATGCGCTACATGTGGGCAGCGGGGGAGATGGTCCACTTTGTTTATGACGGCACTAATTTCCTGCAGGTCGAGGGTTCTGTTGCATCCACGACTTACTACGGCATGACCAAGCTGAGTTCTAGCACTACCAGCACATCGGCCTCACTTGCGGCCACACCTGCCGCGGTCAAATCAGCTATAGATGCCGCCAAGTCCTACACAGACGAGGCTATCGGCGTGGCTATTGCCACAGGGTATTAAGGAGGGAGATACATTGGCTTTAGTAACCAACATGTTCGACACCGACTCGGGTTACCCAGACCTACGCTACTCCGGCGGGACGGCCTATTACACAAACGTCAACCCAGGGGACGGGAGCACAAGAAGTGTCTATCTCAAAGGCTCAACGAGTTATGTGGAAATGTTTTTGACACCAAAAAAAGAATACGCAATGAACAGCACTCATGTTTACTACTTTTCCGCGAAAGTCTACTACCCCGACACTATCAACGGCAGTTTCGACTTCTACTGGCCGATTGCAGAGCCGTCGGCCATGAGTGGAGCAACAGCAACAGAGGCCAAGACCTGGACCCGCATCTCCAGTGTGTTTACCAGGACAGATTTTTCCTCAGGATCCTACCAGTGCCGCTTTGACTACAACAATGCCAACAATGGCACTGTGGAGGTGTACGTCTCTAGCATGATGCTAGTAGATTTAACGGAAACCTTTGGGGCAGGAAGTGAACCGGACAAAGACTGGTGCGATACGGTCCTGCCATTTATCGGGACATCGGGTTACTACAGCACCCTAGCTGAACTGTTCAGCGCCACGGCGGATGCGGTCCGGGCGGTCTATCAGTCAAGTGACACTGTCTACCCATCCAAGGTCCCCGGCATGCTCCAGCAAATAGCGGGAGTTGCCACCAAAATGGTGCAGACCACTCAGAGCGAGTATGACGCTCTGAGCACAAAGGATAGCACCACGCTCTACTTTATAACATGATAGTAAAACCAAAAGAAATCGACATAGCCGGGATGTACTACGGGACCGTAGAGGTCCAGGCGGCATATCTAGGCGATACGCTTGTCTACAAGCGGAATAAGCAAGTAGTCATAAAAAGCGCTAAATTTTCGGAAAATCCGGCAAATATAAACGAGAAAATCACTCTAACAGTAGTAGTGGAGGAGGTTTAACATTGGCAATTAAGCAAGTGCGGGCGCAGATAAACGGCACTTGGTACACATTATCATTGGACAGCTCAAGCGGAGCGTATACTGCTACGATTACTGCACCAGGAACTACATCCTACAATCAAACTGGCGGCTACTACGATGTCACC